ATAAAAGCTACATCTGGAGAAAACTTACCTTTTAAAAATCCACCAAACAATACAGTTCTACCTATTGCCTCTACAGGTACACCTGCATCTAACATAGCTATAATCTGTTCAGCAAACTCTGGCTTTGACATTCTATTCCATAAATGATCAGCAGCACCATCTGTTGTTACATAAGTTGGCGGGTGTTCCCAAGGGTAATTACCTGGCTCATCTGTTAATGATTGTCCAGGAATTGGTGTATCAAATGGGTTACCTATTCCTTCTCCAAATTCATCCATAATATCTCCTTATACTACTTTACCTTTTACTGTTCTTGCAACTTTATATTTATCAGTATAATATTTACCTAATCTTCTATCCCATGCAGCATATAATGTTTCAGGGTTTACTGTCTCTGCGTAACCTCTAGCACCACTTGCCATTCTAGATGCATTATATCCCATTCTACCGCCAAACCTTGGCATTGATTGTAGACTTGTATCTATTATTTGAAAGTCACCACCACCTACGCCTGATTTATCAAATAAAGCACCACTTACTTTTTCTCCTACTTTTTCACCTATAACTGCACCTTTAGGGCCAAATTGGCCACCAAGCCAAGTTATAGCACCTTTAGTTGCTGATTTTAATACTTCTTTAATCATTGTTACTCCTATAAATCAAATCCAAATTTACCAATCAATTGATATAGTGCATCTTTAGATGCTTGATCTTGTAATTCAAAAGCTGTAGATCTTTCCATAGCTGCCATAGCTAAGTTATGATTTCTATTTTCTTGATTCTCTGAAGAAGTATTAACCCAAGATGCTTCATCTCTCCACTGTTGCCATAGGGATGATAGGGCCCAGTTAGATAGATTCAATACATTTTGTGCATTAGCTTGATTAGCAGCATTTACTGCAGCTGTATTAGCCGTATTGATTGCTCTTCTCCAAACTACATTTGATTGGTCTATTTCTTTTTGATTATTAACATTAAATTGTTGTCTTTGATTCTCTAGTGTTGCATTGTATTGATTTAAACTAGCTTCTCTTTTTGCGTTAGCTTCGTTTACTGCAATAGTATTTTGTGCATTCAATGCATTAATTTTGCTTGTCTCTGCTTCTGCAAATTTATTCATTGCATCTATTCTAGCAGAGTTTTGTTCAGATATTGTTGCACTTAGTTTATCATAAAATTGATTAACTTGATTTTGACTAGATGCATTAAATTGAAATGCAGCATTTGCCGCTGCTTGATCTGATAATAAAAACGATTGTCTTGTCTGTAGGTTTGCTAAGTTAGCTTGTTGTTTGTTAGACAAGTTAGCCATATCCATTTTAAGATATGCTTGTGCATTTGTAATATTAGCTTGCTGATTGTTTGACAAGTTTTGAAATATCATCTGCTTGTATGTAGCAGCATCTTGTGCAGCTATAGGTATAGCAGATTGCATAATACCTTCAGCCAATGCTTCAGCAGCCATTGAACTTGCACTTAAACCTCTATTAGCCATTGCAGCTTCAGTTGCTTTTGCAGCACCTCTAGCCCATACTGGTAGGGGATTACCAGAAGCTAATGCTGTTGATACTTCATTTTGTAAACTTTCTAATTGACCTTTAACTGTAGCCTCAGATGTGATAGTACCTTGTGCAGCTTGCATAGGTTGACTTACAGTTCCAGTTGCAGCAGTTACTGTAGGAATATTTGAACCAACAGTTGCAGCTGTCATTTGTGCTGCAGTTTGTGCAGTTGGGGCAGTAGTTGTTGCAGCTGTTAATGCACCTGGGCCAGCTATAGTTGGTGCTGCAGCAGTTGTAGGTACAGCAGCTGATAGCCCTGTACTTGGTGTTTGTCCCGTTACTGTAACAGGGGCTTGCCCTGGTTGTCCTAATAATTCTGTTGATGCTGTTTGCTGTAGCTGTGGATTAATAGTTGTACCTTTAGGTAAACTAGGTGTACCAGCAGCCAAACTTTCTATCAAACTTACAGCTTTAGCACTACCTGTTTGCTCTGTTTGCGTAGGTGCTATAGTACCTTTCTGTAGTTTTATCTCATCTGGTGTTGCCATTATCTCCCCTGTCTATTATATTTCTTGAAGCTACGCTTCTCCTGTTTGTTTTTTGATTTCTTATGTACTCGTGGTCGTTTCTTAGGTTTTGGTCTTTCAACAAAATCTTTAAACTTCCGTGCCATTATGGTTTAGTTGGCCATGTAGCGTTTTCACATTTAGCAACAGTGTCTTTACCAGTAGGTAAATCTCTAAGAGCTTGTCTGTAGTTTTTCCATTCAGTAGAAATAGCATTACCTTTTTCTAACTCTGATAATATTTCCCAATCAGATTGTTGTAGTAATCTATCTCTCTTAGCTCTAAGATTAGCTAAAGCTCTAGCAGGTGCAGCATCTGCCCACGCTTGCTCTTCAGCATCTCTCGCAGCTTCTTCTTCAGCTGTGAACTGTACTCTGTTACCATTTATATTATGATATCTTGGCATTGTTTTTTTCTCCTTTTATTATAAAATTCCGTATAAAATTATGTCTCCACTATCTATGTTTCCACTATCCATAATAAATTGAACTGCATCTACTGCACTTGTTGTGTTTCCATATCCAGAAATGTATGGATTAATAGATGCATTTCCATGATTATAAAAATTAGTTGATGCAATAAAATGCTTTACAAAAGTAGTAGATGATGGGTTAAATAAACGCAAATAACCAGAGCAACTTTCATCATTTTCATTTCCTTGACCATAACTTAAAGGTTGTGCATTAGTGCTTTGTGCTAAATCTCCACCTGTAACATAAGTTAAATTTGCATCACTATCATTTTCATAGTGATAAGCATAAAAAAATGTAGTTGTTTTAGTTACATTATAATTAGAACCACCATCTGTACTCATGTTAAATCTAAATTGACTATCATTATTTTGAGCATGAATGTTATTAAAATAAAAAATATATTCCTTATATGTACTATCAATCCCAGATGTAAAGCTAATAGAGGCAGATGAACTAGCAGTTTGTTTTGAGATAAACACCATAGATCCAGTATTCAAAGACCCAAAGGCTGTGACCGATCTAACTGCTCTGTCATTAAGTGTAACTATGCTCATTATGAATCTTTTATTCCATATAGTTCTATAGTGCCAGTTCCTATATTAGCACTACTAAATTTAAATCTTACTGAGTTAATTGCTGATGTCGTATTAGCATAACCAGCCACCATACCTCTAAAAGCATAATCAGCTTGTTGTGCATAATCTGTTTCTGCAATAAAATGCTTTACAAAAGTAGTTGAACTTGGATTAAATAATGTAAGTGTTCCACTTGCTGATTGATCATTGTCTCCACCAATTAATTCTCCTAATGTTTGATCATTAGTGCTTTGTGCCAAATCTTCTCCACTATCATAGCTTAAAGTTGTGGCACTATCAGCTTCATCATTATATGATCTAAAAAATGTTGTAGTTTTAGTAGCATCACTAGAAAAACTATCTGTAGATAAATTAAATTTTAAAGTTTTTGAATCTGCAGCTGGATGCATATTAATGTATTTAAAAACATATATTGGATATGTGCTATCTAGTACAACATCTGAACTTCCATGAATAAAAGTTAAATTAGCATCATCACTAGCAGTTAAAGTTTTAATATGCGTTAATGCTTTAGCTGTCCCAGGTATAGCTGAGATATTTGCAATACTTCTGTTGTTATAAGTTACAATTGACATTACACAACTCCATATAATTTAAAAACTCCATCATCTATATCTCCACTAGTCATAGAAAACTGTATCCCGTCAATAGCAGATGTAGTGTTACAATACCCAGCTCTATAACTATCTTGACTATAATCATGATAGGAATTGTGTTGTGCTCTAATTAAAAAATGCTTTACAAAAGTTGTACTACTAGGAGAAAAAATTTGTAACTCTCCTGATATATTTTCGTCAGCACCGTTTCCAACTTCTATAGATATTCTTTGATTTCCTGTGCTTTGTGCTAAATCATGATCTGCTCTATACTCAACTTTAGCATCATTATCAGCTTCATTATGAACTGCAAAAAAAGCTGTTGTAGTTTTAGTTGCATCAAAACTTGAACCACCATCTCTAAAATTTACTTCAAAACGCACATTATCATTAGAAGCATGAATATTAATAAACTTTACAATATAAGAATCATAAGTGCTATCAATACCTGATGTAAAACTAATTAAATTGCTACTACTAGCAGTCTGTGTAGATAATAATACTAAGCTACTACCAGAGACCCCTGAGGGGAGACTGGTAATGGATGCCATGGATCTATCATTGCATACATTGATTGACATCTATGCACTCGCCTGATTAGCTAAAAAAGTTGCATAAGCATCTTTGACTTCTTGTGTCCATACTGCGTTGCATACTGCTTGAACATCTGCATGTTCATTAGTAATGTCTGCATTTGGTGCTAAAAAATGTCTATGATATTTTCTTGATAGCTCAGTACCATCTTCAATAACAACAGTATCTGTTCTCACTTGAACAAATTTGTGTTCTCCGACCACTTCGACTTTACCAATCTGTGTCTCTTTAGTTATTGCCATAGTTTTTTACCTCCTATTAATTTGTTATATAAACCATTGCTACATTAACTGGATCATCAGTTGCCATGTTCACTCCACTTCTATTCGCTAAGTGAATTGCATTAGCATTTGTTTGTCTTCCAGTTAAAGGTTGAGAATAATAAGTTGCACTTGCATCAGCAAATGAAGCCGAAGGAACACTTCCATAATTCCAGTCACTTCCAGCCATGCTAAATGGCAAACCAGTAATTGCAATAGTACCATCATCACTAGCAGCCAAAGCTGCACTAGCTTGATTTCCAAAATGAATAAAACAAAGGCTACCAATTTTTCTATAAAATCCAGCATTTGTAAAAACAGTTGAGCCACTTGTAGGCGACCAAGTTCCTTCTTCGTAATCGTCTAAAAGATTAGATGCTGTTGCAGAATTAACTCCTAAATAAACTCCATAAGAAGCGTTACTTGGTAATAAATTTCCAGAACTTTCTGACCAGTTAGAAAGACCTTTAATATAACTATAGTCAACTTTTTTAAGAGTTCCTGCATCACTAACTAGAAACTCATCGGTATCAGCTGGTGTAGCTCCAAGTGCTGTTTGCCCAGATATAATATCGTTATTAAGTTTAGCAGCAGTAACACTATCATCTGAAGGTGCACCAAAGTCTAGTACATTACCTAATATTTGAACGAAGTCAATTACATCCCCTGTCGCCAGATTCGAGGCAAACGTCATCGTACTACCTGAGATAGTAAAGGATGATCCTGGTTTTTGTAAAATACCATTTAAACTAACCAACATATGATTAGCTGATTCTGGTGCAACATTAACACCCCCTACTTGTAGGGTGTAAGCTGCCTGTCCGTTTACGACTGATATCGCATCGCAGACTTGAAAGTTTCCCACAGTGGGTTGTTTTCCTATATAGGGCATGTTCCTCCTTAATTAATTCCGTATAATGTTATTGTTCCTGAGTCTATGTTTCCTGAATTCATTTTAAATTGAATGGCATCTATGGCACTAGTAGTGTTAAAATATCCAGCTACAAATGAGTGATGG